GGAATAGCCGCTCGGGTTATACAGACATTTTACCGTTGCCCCGGTAGCTACATAATACTGAACAGAAGAAGAAGTGCTTTGTGAGACATACAGGGGAACCGTATTGCTGGTGGAATCCACAAAGCCGGAATAAGTGTAGATCACTTCGTCCGCTGCCTTGGGGTATGAATTGAAGGAAACGATCACGGTTTCATGGCTGTCGTCAGAGTAAAGGACATCAAAGATCGCCTTGTGCTGGATGTCCCCGCTGTAAGCCGTCTTTTCATGCCGCCCGTAATAGCCGGACTTGTTTGCCATTTCCGCAAAATAGTCTCCTGTGTTTCCGTTGGTCCGGTAGGAGGCATAGTCAGCTGAGGACATATAGGTCGAAGAATAGTCCTTAGCGTCATCATAATACGGTTCCAGATAAACGGTGATGTTCGGTGCTCCGCCGGTATGGATCAGGCCTGTCATGGTCGTGGAGACTGGATAGATATTCTGCTTGAGGTTCTTAATGCCCACCCGATGCCCTTCGGAAATGTCGTAATCGAACTGCTTCAGATTGTTTGGTAAAACAAGGTACTTGCTGCCGTTGTAGAGCACCTGGGTATAAATAAATCCGTTGTCATATTGTGTTACGCCTGTCGGCTCAACCGGGGTATACGGATAGAACGCGATGACGGTCGATTTCAGGACCTTTCCGGCCTGTGCGCTGATAATGGACATGTATACATAGATGTCCACCTGGTCGCTGGATGTAGTAGGATAGATATACCAGTTCAGCGCCGGCGGCGTGTAGTCCTGACCGCGCTGGTAGATGTCAGACACGTCGATGGTCAGGCCCTCGTCCACAGTATCAAAGACGGCCCCTTCGCTGGACAGGTCCGCGGCGTATTCGATGGTGGTATCAATGGGGTCGCTGCTACGCCCGGCCCGGTAGATGGCGTCGAAGTTCTCTCTGATCGTATAGGTTTCCCCGTTGGAGAGGGTAAAACGAACGTCCTGCCGGGCGGTCTGAGCGTCCTCATCATAGGCACAGGACGCGATCCGCTCGACGTTGGTGATGGTCACGCTGTCCCGCCCATGGGTGAAGGCTGCGGATCCGCCGATGTGAAGCTGGCCGTCTGTCTTCGGGGATACGTTCGTGCCGCTGGCCTGCACGTAGATGGTGTAGTCCTTCTCCGCTTCGTTGTAGCGGTACTGGACGCCGCCGACGGTCCTCAGCTCAATCATGTCAATGGAAGCAGAGATAGTCGGGGCGGTCTTGTTGTTCGGCACCTTGGCAATGGTTTTCGAGCCGTCCATCAGATAGGCTGCGTCATCCTCGCAGGTCAGTACCAGCGATTTTGACAGGACCGTTTGAGGCCGTGAGGATGAATAGGGGGCGGAACTGTCCACGACGGAGATATTGGCGTTCCCGTTGGATTCGTTCCGGGCAGTCATCCAGGAAAGAGACACGTTCGCGCCCGTCCCGCTGGCCGGGCTGGTGGTGAACTGGATCGCCCCGGAGGACCAGGAGCCCTTCTGCACGTTCACAGTCACGGGAGAGACGGACTTCTCGTTTGGCACCTGGGCAACGGTGGTGTTCCCGTCCTTCACGACGGCGTAATCATCCCCGCAGGTCAGCGTCAGGATCTTCGTCAGGACCGTATGAGGCTGGGCGGAGGAATAGGGGGAAGCTCTGTCCACGACGCCGACGGAGATGTTCCCGTTGGAGTTGTTCTGCGGGATCACGTAAGCCAGGGAGACACCCGCACCCGTTCCGCTGGCAGGGTCGGTTTCAAAGGTGATAGCCCCGGAAGACCAGGCGTTCTTCTTGACATTGATCGTAGCGGGTGTGACAGCTGCGGGAACCTTGAAAAACTTCACGCTTGTGGTACTGCCGTCCTTCGTCAGCTTCAGGGCGTAGGTGGTCCCATTGGTAAGCTCTTCCGCCGATGCGGATCCAGAGGATGCCGCTTCCAGGCTAATCCCCAGGGACTTGGAATCAGTCCCGGCCAGGACATTGTTTGTACCATCCGAAACGGTGGCGGTGCTGCCGATGGGGATCGTGCCGGTGGTGGCGTTATAATCGCCGATGGCAGCCATAGTCGTGAGGGTCAGGGCGAGCGCCTTCGGCGCGCTGGTGCTTGGGCTTGGCGCGTCGGTGGTAAAGGTGGCAGTATTGGCGGTGTTCGGCGTTCCGGTGTTGCTCCAGGTCGGGCCAGTGACTTTGACGGCGTTCTTACCAGCCGTCTGGCCGTTGTTGTAAGTGTCCTGGGTGCTGATCCTGCCGATGACCGTATTATCCAGGGTTAGGATGACACATGGATAGGTGAAGCCGCCGTCCGTGTAGGTGGTGTTGCTGAGGACAGCGTCCTCTGAGTAATCCGAAACATTCGTCCCGGTGGCCTTGATCGTGATCCTTCCCTGCCGGCTGACCTGGTCCGGCGTGAGGGCCTGAGCGGTGATATTATTGATAGATGCTGAGCCGCCCGTGCCGGAAGATGCGTTGATGCTGATAAAAAAATGGTCATCCGGGGATTTTTTGGACGTGACCTTGATCAGACCGTATTTATTTGTCAGGGTGATGGGCTGATTGGCCGACCAGGTATCGTATTCGTCCGGGTCGTCGGTGTAGTATTGAAGAACTGCGGAGCTGATGCCGACATGAGCCCGATAGTAGCTCGTGTCGGCAATATTAAAATTTACGGATTGCGGGGTTGGGTTCGCCAGTGTGGTGTATAGAATTCCGATCTGCCCGTCTGGCAGGTTGTTGTCCTTGGCAATAGAGTTTACGGCGTTGTTCACTTGGGCGGTGTGGGTCCCGCCCGTGCCGGGCGATTCCACCCAGAGGGTATTGAACTTTCCTGTGGCGGCGCTCAGATAAGTACCGGCGGTAATGGTTTCTGCCCGGACGGTATCGATCTTGCCCTCGACCGCTTCCAGATCGGTCATGGTCACCAGGCCGGTGATGTTCACCTTGCTGGCGTCAATGGCGACAATGCTGTCTCCTGTCTGTGCATTGACCGACGTGGCAATGGACGCGCCGATGGTACCGTCATCGGTGGCCAGGGTGCTTCCCAGCTTGGTCGAAAATTCATTGATCAGAAGATAGCTGTTCAGCGCATCCGACCCCACTTTGCCCTCAATGGCTTTGGCGTTCACCTGGATCGATGCGTAGAGTGCCTGCAAGCCCTCTTCCAGACTAAAGATCTTCACGCCTCCGGTGGCGTCCATGTCAATGCCGGATTCGTAAAAAGCCGTGATTCCGGTTTCGTCCAGGGCGTTGCCGTGATAGGTGACGACCTGGGACCAGTGGGTGATTTCCTTTTCCTGCTTCTCTACTGCCCTGGCGGAGGCCCGGGCGGAGCGGGAAGCGGCGGCCGCGGTCTTGGACGCCGTGGCCAGGGATTCGGAAAACTTCGGCAGGCTGTTGGCCAGCTCACCGCTGACGCTTTCCGGCGTGCCGATCAGGTCCGGATAGTTGAGGACCACGATCCGCTCCCGCAGCGGGCCGCCGATGCCGCCGACGATGCAGCGGGCCAGGTCGCCCACGTCGTAGCTGTCCAGGCTGTCCCCGGTCTGCTTGTAAAACTCGTAGCCCTCCACGTTGATCTGGACGCCGGGCTCCGCGTGATCCCGGAGGAACTGCGCGGCAAAGGCGGCCGGGTCGGCCACGTCCTCCGCGCTGATGGAGATGGGCCTCTCGATCACCCCATAGTACTGCTGCGCTTCCGCGTCATCCAGCACATGGATGGTCGGATCCGCCTCCTGGCCCTCAGCTGGGGTCACGGTATAATGGACCCTGGTACATTGCTCCGTATCGAAGGTGGTGACGGAGCAGCTGCGCACGTTCCGGCGCACGCGCCACTCGCAGCGCACGCCTGCCGGCAGCCGCTTCCAATTCACCGTCCAGGGCCAGGTAGAGAAATCATAGGTCAGATAATAACCGGTCCGGCTCTCGACGAACTCGGTCAGCATGTCGCTCAGCTTGTTGTAGTTGATGCCGGTCAGCTTGTAGTTGTCCGTGTCCTCGCATGTGCCCAGCTGCCAGTAGGCCTTATTCTGGAAGGATAGCAGCTTGCGCAGGAAGGCCTCCGCATTCCCGGTGAAGTCTCCCTGTTCCCGCCACAGGCTGTCGTTCAGCGTGTCGATGGCGTGCTGCACGGTATACGCGCAGGTCTGGAAGCGCCGGCTGTCCGCCCGGGTGATGCGGTACAGCCCCGCGCTGCCCTTGGACGTGTACATCTCCACCCACGCCCGGATCGGCAGGGCCTCGTCGTCCCAGCCCATGGTCAGCACCCCGTAGCTGATGCCGTTCAGCTTCAGATGCAGCTCCGCCGCGCTGGGGCGCAGCCGGCCCTTTTCCGTCCAGCCGTTCTCGTTCAGCAGCCTGGGCTGCCTGACGGCTACAGCCATGAACCCCTCACCTCCAGTGTGACGTCGCAGGCGGTGTTCGCCGTGAAGGAAACGGCGTTCCGCCCGGGCCTGGCCACCAGGTCGTCGCTGCTTTCTTCGCTCCGGCAGGACAGCAGGCCCTCGTTCCCGGCGCGAATCAGCAGCAGCTCCCGCTCATCGTAAGCGATGGTCAGGGCCGTCCCGGAGGCCACATTCAGCCCCGCCAGGGCAAAGGACGTATCTCCCGCCGTGATGGTCAGGGTGTTCAGCGTCCCGCCCGTGGGCGTCACCGTGCCGGAAATATAAGAATCCATCGTCCCCCGGTTGGCCAGCGTGCCGGCCCCGCTCTGGCCGGACATGGTGAGCTTTTCCGCCCCGATGTCCTCCCAGTAGGGCCAGGCCGCCGCGTCGAAGGCGATGGTAAATTCCTCGGTATAATCCCTGGGCTTCTGGATGGCCGCCCGGGCGGCGCACAGCACGCGCAGCTGCTGGCCGGGCCGGTGGCCCACTTCCAGGATCCCGTCCCGGGCCCAGGCGTTCACCCGGTCCACGATGGCGGACCGGGCGGGCAGGCTGTTCAGCTCCCGCACGGCGAACACGATTTCCACCCGCCGGCTGATCCGCCGGCGCGCCAGCAAACGCTGGCCCATGCGGTCCGGGCTGTCCCCGTAGGTGATCTCGGTTTCCGGTACGCTGTCCCTGATGTCCTGGATCAGGATTCGCCCAATCCCGGACAGCGGCACCCGGTTGAGCCACGCTTCCAGCTTCTTCATGCTACCTCCTTGCCTGTATCTCCGCGCCGATAAAGCCGTCCACCACCGGGGCGACCAGCTCGCCGACGATTTCCTTGTCCATCATGATCACGGCGCGCACGCCCTGGGCGGGAGCGCCCCGCCCGGCCTGGCCCGGCGTGTAGGCGTTCGGCATCACTGGCCGGGTCGCCGCCGCTGCCATGCGGGACGTGGCCCGCTCCACCGCGGCGATCTTTTCTTCCAAGCCCCGGGCAAAGCCCTCGGCCGTGTACCCGCCCAGGCGCTCCAGCACCTTCGACGGGGAGTGGATGTCCAGCGCGCTCTGCACCGTGTAGGCCACCTGATCGGCCAGCCACTGCGCCGCGCGGATCGCCTCGTCTGCCCGGTCATAGATACCGTTTGCCAGGCCGACGGCAGCGTTCCCGCCGATGATCTCCATCACCTTGGACGGGCTGTGCTCGTCCAGGGCGGCCATAGCGGCGTCTGCGGCACTCTGGCCCAGGGCCTTGCCCGCCTCCGATACGTCCTCCTGGCTGTTGTTCAGACCAGTGGCCAGGCCGCCGCCGGCGTCCAGCCCCAGCTGCTCCCAGTCATCCGGGAGCGCCCAGTCTTTGATAGCGTTGCCGTCCCGCCAGGTGCGGTAAGCGTCCAGCAGCTTGGCGGACCCGTCCATGGCCAGGAAGGACTTGGACGCTTCGTTCGCCTTGTCGATGATCTTGTTGAGCTCGTCCTCGGGGATCGTCCAGTCCTCGCTGGCCTTGTCCAGGTCAGCCTGGGTCTTGACGAACTCCTCGAACGCCGCCTTCAGCTCCTTGTCCGCCTCTGCGGTGGCGTTCAGATGGTCGGCGGTGTCCACCAGCAGCTTCTGGTCCCCGCTCCGACGCTCATAGGCGTACTTGGACGCGCCGTAGATCAGGCCCAGCGCGCCAAAGCCCTTGGCGATGTCCGCAAACTCGGACGGGATCGCGGGCGCGGTGATCCCTCCGCCCGTCCCGGAAGATCCGGCAGGCAGTCCCAGCGGCGCGGATCCGCTTCCCAGCAGTCCCTGTCCGCCGCCGCCCAGCAGGGCGGTCCCGGTTGCCTTGCCCGCTTGCAGGGCCGCCACCCTGGCGGATGACACCGCCTGCGCCGCGGCCGCCTGGGCCAGTGCCTTGGCTTCCGCCGCCCCCGCCAGCTGAGCTTCCAGCGCCGCCCGGGATGCGGCAGCGCCCAGGGCGCTCTCCGCTGCGGAGGCCGCAGAGTTGGCCGCCGCCTCGATGGACGTAGCAGCTGCCTCTGCCGCGCTGATCGCCGCGTCCAGGGCGGACCCGGACGCCAGGGCGGAGCTCGCCGCCGCGTCTGCGGAGCTGATGGCCGCGTTGGCTGCGTTCCCGGACGCAAGCACAGAGTTTCCCGCCGCCGACAGGGCGGACAGGGAAGCGTCCGCCGCGCTTCCGGCGGTCAGGGCGGAGCTTGCAGCTGTTTCCGCTGCGCTTCCCGCGGTCAGATTCGCGCTCGCCGCCGCCTCAGCGGAGGCTCCCGCAGCCAGCGCCGCCTGGTCCGTTGCTCCGGCGGACAGCGCTGCGGCGTCCTGGGAAGCCGCGGCCGCCGCCTGGGAATTGGCCGCCGCCGTGGCGGAGCTGCCGGAGGCAATCGCGGCATCCTGGGCCGCCGCTGCGGAGCTGGCCGCCGCGTCTCCGGACGCTGCCGCCGCCGCCTCGGAATTGCCCGCCGCCGTGGCGGATTCGCCCGCCGCCTTTGCGGAGGATCCCGCCGCTTCCGCGTTGGATCCCGCAGCTGACGCGCTGCTCTCCGCCGTGTCGGACGCGCTCTCCGCCGCCTTGGAGGAACTTTCCGCCGCCTTGGAGGAAGAGGACGCCGATTCGCTGGAAGTCGAAGCGGATTCGGACGCGCTCTTGGCCGCGTCCGCGGAGCTCTGCGCCGCCTCGGCCGATGCCTTCGCGCTGTCCGCGGCGGATTCAAATGCGTCCGCCGTGCTGTTGAACCGCTCCGCCGCGTCATTGAAGCTCTGGGCCACGTCGTCCAGGCTTTCGGCGGAAGCACCCTTCGCCCCAAACAGCCGGGAGAAGATGTTCTTCGTCCCGTTCACCGCGCCCTTGCCGACATTTAATGCGCCCTTGCCGACCTGGAGGAACTCCAGCGCGCCCTTGGTGACCTTCAGCGCCACCCATGCCCCGGCCATCGCCTTGATGATGCCCGCGACGGAATCGCCGTTGTCCTTGATCCACTGTAGCGCCCCGGTGAAACCGCCCACGGCCTCCTTGGCCGTATTGACAATGGAAGCGAACGTCTGCTTGCCGTTGTCCTCGCCCAGGAAAGCGTCAATCAGCCCTCCCAGCGCCTCGTTCAATCCTTCCAGGGCAGCCCGCCCTTCCTCGGATTCCACGAACTTGTCCAGGCCGGTGATGGCATCGTTCAGAGCGGCAGCGACCTTCTCAAACGTGGGAGCCAGCTTCGACAGCGTGTCAATCTTCAGCTTCTCCAGCCGGGCCTGCATGTCCTCATACTGGTCGTTGAAGTTGCCCAGGGCCTTGACGTTTTCCTCGGAGACCACGGCAACCTGCCGGCCTTCTTCGGCCATCTTCCGGTAACCCTGGGATCCCGCCTCGATCAGCGGGTTTAACTTTCTCCAATCGTTTCCAAAGACGGCGTCCGCCATCTGCGCCCGCTTCGTCTCGTCGGTCATCCGGTGGAGCACGTCGATGGCGTTCCAGAAAATATCGGAGGCCGACCGGACCTTGCCGCCCGTGTCCTTGACGCTGACGCCCATCTGGGCCAATGTCCGGAGAAATTCTTCGTTCGTGCCGCCCAGATTCTTCTGGATGTCCTGCCAGCTGCGGGTGATATCCTCGACGCTGGTATCGATAAACCGGGAAGCATAGACCCAGCTCTGATAGGTCTCCACGTCCACGCCCAGCTCGTTGGCCTTCGTCAGCCACTCGTCCGCCTTCTTGCTGGCGTCCACGCCCAGATCCCAGACGCCCTTGGCGGCCCGGGCGGCCATCCGCACCGTGTTCTCCATCGCGTGGGTGATCCCGTCGATGGCCATAATGGTGTTCTGGAAGTCGATGCCCTTGACCAGCTTGTTCTGGTCCAGCTTATCGTCTGTGTTGTCGAACTCTTTTCCGACGCCTGCAAGCTGCGATTGAAAGACCACCAGCCTTCGCTTGGCGTTGTTCAGGTTGGTCTTCCAGTCCTGCATCTTCTTGGAGTTTTCAGCAAACCCGTTTTCCGTCAGCTTCCGGACGGCTTCCTCCGCTGCATCGACGGCTTTTTTCTGATTGGCGATCTCTTCCTTAAGAATCCTCGCCTTGTCGGAAGCGTACTGCTGGGCGTCCCCGGTGGCCTCAAACTGGGCCTCGGCTAATTTCTGTTCGCTGGTCAGCACCTTTACGGCGTTGGCCGCGTCGGTCATTTGCCGTTTGTATTCCGCCTCGCCTTCCAGTACCAGCCGGCTTTTGATGTCGCCCTGCGCCATGGGTTTCCCTCCAAAAATCAGATGTCTTCTGGCTGCTCCTTCACGCGCTTGATGCCGTGCTGCTGGTCGTCATAGCGCATCCGGTATAGATAAAGGTCCATGATCAGCCCGGGGGTCAGGGTTTGCATTTCACGCAGCCCCAGCCCCGCAATCAGGCCGTAAGACAAGACGGTCCGCCAGGTCAGCCGTCCTTCTCCTCTTTTTTTTTGATCTCTTGCAGGACTTCGTCGACCTCGCCGCCGTCGTCCGTTTCGTTCTCCATTTTGATCGCGTCGGAGATAGCGTTGAACACCGCGATCTGAATATCCGCAATCTTCTTTGGGCTGGCGGGGATATGGGCCGCGAACCAGTCCCGATCCTCAACCAGCGTCCGCCCGGCCAGCGCCTCGCCCTGCTGGGCCATCGCGTAGACGATGTCGATCATCGTCCCGGCGCGCCTTGTAAATGCGGACACGTTCGACATATCAAACTCCGGGATCGCGTCCTCGATCCGCTCCAGCGCCCCCATGGTGAAGGCCAGCTCGTACTTCTTTTTGCCGATGGTGATGATGTGCTGCTTCATAGTTTTCTCCGATCATGGGAACCCCGGAGACGGCGCGGGCCGTCCCCGGGGGTAAATGGTTTTTCTGGCTGTTGGATTGTCCCTGGATCAGTGGGTAATACCCGCTTTCCCGTCCAGCCAGGCGGCAGCTGCGGCCTCGGTTTCGAAGGTCTGGCGGTCACGCCAGGCGATCTTCCCGGTGTCGTCCAGGAATACGCCCTGGCCGCGGCCTACCACGGTCGGGGTCTGCCATTCCACGGTTTCGCCCTTGGTCCGGGTGCTCTCGCTGTTGTAGGAGAACTGGGCTTTATGGTTCCAGAAGGCTTTGTAGCTGCGCACGCCGGCCTTCTTCTTGACCCGGATATAGCCGTAGCCCACATAGGGGGCAGGGTCGTCGGTCTCGCGGTACACGCTTGCATTGCCGGTGCCGCTCACGACCACGTCGCCCAGCATGTACGCCCGGACCTCGTCGCTCAGGTCGTCCACGTTCAGCTCCGTGCTGATGCCGGTGATGCCGTTTTCGTTTTCGACCTCGCGGTCTCCGGCGTACAGCGGGTTATCGGACCGGCTGATGGTCACGTTCGCTTCGATGGGCTCGCCCATGATCATACCGGGATCATAAGTAATCGCAGAGCCTTCGACCTCAGTTTTGATTTTCGCCACGACCAGGTGGCGGATGCCAATGGTTGCCATATATACCTCCTTGACTTAGGTGTGTTTTGTGTGTGTGCCTTTTCCGGCCTTCCCCTCGGGAGAAGAGAATCCGGGCATCCTGCCGGTCTTCTGGTAGGCCTCCAGGGCTTCGTGGACAGCGTCCGTCTCAGCCTGATAGATGGCCTCCTTGGCCTTTGTGACGGCCCGGCGGATAAACGGGTGCTTCTGGCGGGTGGAAGATCCGCTCTCAATGCTGCGCACGATCATGGGGATCGGCACGCCGTTGGGATATTTCGCTTCCGTGTGCCGGCTGTACCCCTCGAAGGAGATGGCCACGTCCGCGCCGTCCGCCGTGTTGTTGATCCGGGAGATACCCAGCCCGGCCCGGATGTCCTCCTTGTCGTCCTGGGTCACCACGTTCAGCGGCTCCCCGCCGTGCTTCGATCCGGGCGTCGGGTGGTATGTCTCGGTCGGCAGCTCGTCCACGGCCTGGGCCAGGGCGTCCGCCAGCACGCCGGCCCCGGAGTAAACCCCGCGCCGGCACAGCTCGTCGCTGGCATGGGAGAGCCCGTCCAGCATCCGCCTCAGCTCGTCCGCCCCGCTCATGTTAATCTTCGCCATCGTCCACCTCGAACACCCATTCATAGTGCATCAGCCGGGTGTCCCGCTCATACTGCTCGCTGCTGTAGTAATAGCTGACCCCGGCCTCGTCCAGGGCGTTTTCGATCACCGATTTTTTGACCCGCCCTTTCCCCGTGGGGGTGTACAGATCCACCGTACCCTGGGAGGCGTGCTCCCGCCGGTGATCTCCGGCCCAGAGAGCCCCGGCCCCGCCGTCAATGGCGTAAACGCCGTAGGGCGGAGCGGGCTTTTCGTCCCAGCCGTCCTCCGCAAAGGGCAGGCCGGTGGCCTTCAGGGCATTGACCATGGTCTCATACTCGGTCATTGATCCACCGCCTTTTCGGCCACCAGCTCAATGGTGTCGGCCTGGGTTTCATAGGTTCTCACGATGTTGTAGTCGTTGCCCTGATAGACGATCCTCTTTTCGCCTCTGTACTCAAAGGCCTGGGCCAGCTCAAACACGACCTCCGGGTGGTAGCCGTGGCTCATGGCCTCATAGGCTTCCCGCCTGCCCACGCTCTTGACCTCGCAGTACACGCACCGCCCGATGGGCGTATAGTCATCATGTACCCCGTGGGCCTCCGGCAGGTCGCCCATCAGCTGGATGGTGTCGTATTTGTTCATGACGCGCCCTCCCAGTTGGTATACCCGGTGGCGGTCTGAAGCTGTGCCTTTTGTTCATCGTAGGACCGCTTCAGGCGGTCGTAGTCTGCCGGGCTGCCGAAGTTGCAGCGGCAGTAGGTGATCACGGCCCGCTGGATCAGCGGGTCGGTCACGTTTTCGCTCAGGACGCCGGCGAGCCCAAGGTCAGCGAGCCCGGCCTCGATCAGCCCTTGCAGGTCCTCGTCATAAGCATTGGACGTGATTCTGAGCGCCAGTCTTACTTTGTCGAGCATCGCCGGACCTCCTTATCAGGCCTGCTTCACGGTCAGCTTCACAAAGGACCGGTCAGCGATCAGCTTGCACTCAAAGCGCGCGTAACCGCTGTGGACCACGACGTGCTTCTTGATGTCCTTGTCGCTTTCGACCATGATGTCCTGGATCATGTTGCCGACCACGTTCTTGGGGTAGCCGATCCACAGGACGTTGGCATCGACGGCGTCTTCCACCTTCACCGGGCAGCCAATCAGGGTGCCCTGCTGGCCCTGCTGGGCGTTCAGCTGGAAGATGGGGCGCTCGTTGGCATCCACCATGCCCACCAGGTAGTTGTAGATGGTGGCGTTCTTGGCGTAGACGACGCACTGGCCGTTCGCGTTCTCCAGCAGGGCCATCGCGCCGGCCACGTCGGTGAAGGCCAGCTTCTTGACGGCCTTGGTGTTCACCGCGTTGGTGCTGGAAGCGTAGTCGGTGGAGATCTGGGCCATCACGTCCCTGGCCAGGGCCGCGCCCATCCGGGCGGCGATTTCGGACGTGAGGAAGCTCTCGAAGGCGTCCAGGCTCATGCGCTGCATGGCGTAGGACAGCTCGACGTGCTTGCTGAAGTCCTTGCCGCTCAGGGTCACCTTGATGAACTGGTTGATCTCGTCGTCATTGGCTTCGTTTTCGGCCACGGTCTTGGCGTCGCCCTGGGTGAGATTGGTGCGCACCGCGATCTCCATGATCGTGCCGGTGCGGTACATGGTAATATCGCCCAGGATGGCGTGCTGCTCTTCCATCAGGTCCCAGATGTTGTTGAGCATCGTGCGGGGCAGCACGTTGGCCGCGCCGTTGGTGGTGTCGCCGGTGGTGGCCACATAGGTGATGGCGTCACGCTCTTCGCGGGTCATATCCTGGCCCAGCAGGTGCTTGAGCAGGCCGGTGCGGTATTCGGGGGAATCGGCGGAATAGGTCCGGGGAGCGTTGCTGCCCATGTCCATGCTGCGCAGCACGGTGCCCTCGCCGCCGGCAATGCGGGAGCGCAGCTGCGCCCGGCGCTGTTCGGCTTCGCGCAGCGCGGTGCGCCGCTCTTCGATCCAGTCGACCGCTTCATTGAGGTTGGCCAGGTCGGCGTCTTCATCGTTCATGTGGCTGCGGATCTCGGTGAGGGCCTGGTCCAGGCCTGCGGCGTCCATGGCCATGATCTGTTCACGGGAGAATTTCATGTTCACATACCTCCGATATTCGATAGTTTGATTCTGAGCTCCAGCGCCTCGCGCTGTCTGATGCGTGCCCGGTACTTCAGCAACTCCTGCTGGGCCCAGCCGATCTCTCCGTCAGCCATGCCGCGGGCGAATATTTCTGTCGCGTCGTTCGCGGGGATCGACACGATCGAAACATCGTATAGCTTTTTGATCCGTTTGATCGTCCGGAGCACCGTGACGATCCCGGTCTCGTGGTCCTCGGTCACCACCCGGCTGTCCTCGGCTACCGTGAAGGAAAAAGACATCCGGTCGGAATAGCCTCCCTGAACCTCCTGATAGACCTGCCGCCCCAGCTCCGTGCCGGAAAGCCTCCCGATGGTTTTGAGCCCGTGCTGATCCACGGACAGGTCCAGCGTGTGGTTCCGATTCCTCGCAAAGACCCGCCCGTGGTGGTCGTACTGCATGATGACGTCGCTCATGTCGCAGCCTTCAAAGGCCGCCGGGTCCACCTGCTCCATCACCGTGTAGCCGTCAAAGCTGTACAGCTCATAGGGCTGGTTGAAGGTGGTGGCGTACCCCTCGACGATCATTTCTTCCTCTCCGCCGGCGCGGATCGCGAGCGGCTCCGCCATCCGGCGGAACTCCCTCCCGGCGTTCAGCCGCTCCTGGATATAATCAGGAATTTGCAGTTTCGGCATCTTCGTTTTCCTCCTCTGCCGGTTTCTCCGGGGCCTTCTCCGGCTCCGGCTTTTTGTCCCTGGGCTTTGCCGCGTCGTAATACTCGCCGCGGATCGGCAGCCGCTTGCCCAGCCCGTCCGGCAGCTCCGGCAGGTTCCAGATGTCGCGGATTTCGTCCACGTACATCAGGCCCCGGTCCGCCATCTGGGCGGACACCTGGAGCTTGTCGGCGTTGCTCATGTATTGCAGCCGGTTGGACGTGGCAAAGAACCGGTTCCCCGCGGCGATCTCCCGATGGCTGTACGTCATCCGGGTGGTCACGTCGCTGTACTGGATCGCAAACGGCTCGATCGCCCCTTCATAAAATGCGTTCCAGGCGTCGCCGAAGCATTTGTTTTCCAGCACGTCCAAATTCGTCCCAAAATACGTGAAGACGTTTTCCTGGATCAGCTTCATCTGGTCGGCGTCCACCGTGTAGGGCTTCTGGTCGATCTGGTGGATGTCGCTGTAGGTGTTCGGGAACAGCAGGATCCCGCCGTCCCCCTCGGAAAGCTGGTTGCGGTTGAAGCGGTTTCGCTCCTTGGCCAGATCCTCGGACTTGGTGAAGTTCGTCACGCGCGCCATGAACCGGAAGGTGGCCCCGTTCCGGATGCCCTCGGTGATCCCCTGCTCTTGCATGCTGATTAACTGCATCGTCGGGGTCAGCGCTCCGTTGCTCTCCCCGAAGAGGTCGTCCTTGTACTGGTACCGGGTCATGATGCCCACCCGTTCCAGCTCCATGGCCGCCATCTCTCCTGTCGCGAACTGGAAGCGCAGCCACGGGTCGCCCTTGTAGTCCTGCACCACTTCGATCCTGGTCGGCAGGATCGGATAGAAACCGCAAGCATCCCCGAAGTCATCCAGGATCGGCACGATAAAGGCGGTGTTTTTAACATCCAGGATCGTCGAGAGCCTGTAAAGGTACTGGCTCCACGTCTGCCACGGGTTCGGCCCGCTGCGCAGCTCCGCCCTGAGCTTCGGCAGGGCGGCCCCTACGGCCTCGATCTTGAGCTTGGAAATGGCCCGGGCCTTGGCGTCGATGGACGCGCGGATCAGGGCGTTCTCATACAGCTCGCCGCTGGCGGACGTAAAGGCCGGAGCGTAGCCCGTCAGCGTGGTCCAGGTTCCGCCGTTCGGGGACCGGTTTCCCCGTTTTCCTCCGAAGATTTTCTGAAACAGGCCCATGATAAAACTCCTTTAGCTTGCGTTCTTCAGCTGTTCGCCAATTTCGTCATGATAAGCTGCCCTCATGCACATGGCGTCCAGCAGGGCGGCCATGCCGTCGATGTGGCAGCTGCGCTTGAGCTTGCACAGACGCCGGCGGTTGTTCTCGGCGTTCACCTTCAGGGCGCTGTCCAGCAGGTGGACCTTCAGCAGGTCGTTGTCGCCGATGTGGATGTTGTTGTCCCGGAACCGCCCGTCCGTCTCGTTGATGACGCCGGTCAGGTTTTCGCCCTGGCGGACGTCGGACATCTTGAACCCATAGGCCTTCATGTCCTGCACCAGGTAGCTGGCCCCGTAAGGGTCGTAGCCCACGGCCAGCGGATAGATTTCATACTGCTCGATCAGCATGGTGAACCAGTTGTAGACGTCGTGGTAGTCGATGTAGTTTTCCCCGCTTAACGTAAGCAGCCCCCGCTTTTCGTAGATCTGATAGGGCAAGTTGTCCCGGGCGATCGCGTCCTTGATCCTCGCGGCTGGCAGGAAGAAATGGGAAACCACGTAGAGCTTGCCCTCTTTTTCGACCACGATGCAGACGGACGTAAGGTCCGTGCTCTGGGAAAGGTCGATCCCGCCGACGCAGTAGCTCCCCCGCAGGTCGTCCAGCGTGACCGCCTTCCCAGTCGCTGCCTCGACCACCTCCGCCGGCAGCCAGGCCTGCGCGCTGTTCTGTTTGATACAGCAGTATTTCGTCAGGAATTCGATCTTCTTGGGCAGGCTCTGATACGCGCTGTTGATCTCGTCCAGCATAAACTGGACGGAGACGGAGACGCCCAGGCCGGGCAGGCTCTTTTGCAGCTCGTTGATGTCGTCCCACTTGGCCGCGTCGTCGATCATGTAAAGGATCGGCAGCAGCCTGGTCTCCCGGCTGTCCCCGTTAAGGTAGGACGTCCCGCGCTTCACCAGCTCGTCGTAGATCCCCTCGTCCTCGTACCCGGAGGAAGTGATCATCAGCGTCAGCGGCTGCTCGCGCGCGCCGGTACCGGAAACCATGACTTCATACTGCTTGAGCCCGCGGTCTCCCGGCCAGGAGGATCCTTCGTCGCAGACCGTCAGCTGAGGGTTGTAGCCGTCGCTCTTGCGCTCGTTGAAGGCGATCTTCTTGATGGTCGTGTTGGATTCTTTCACGAAAAGGTCGTTCTTCCTGGGCCGGGTCCTCTTGTCCAGCGCCGGCTCCTGCTCCACCGCGAATTTGAAGGCCGAATAGACCAGATCCGTCTGGTCCAGCTTCGGGGCCACACAGTAGATCTCCGCGCCGAATTCGCACTCGCAATAGGTCATATACAGCATGATCGCCGCGGCCAGCAGGGTTTTGCCGCACTTGCGGCCCACCACCATGAGCACCTGCCGGAAGTGCCGGTGCCCGTCCGCGTCCACCAGGCCGAAGATCAGCGAGACCGCGGCCTTCTGCCACAGGGACAGCACCAGCCGGCCCGGGGCCAGCTTGCCCTTGTTGTGGTGCATGTACCTCTGAATGAACGCGATGGCGTTGTTCGCCTTCCGCTGGTCGAACTGGTAAACCCCGTCTTCCAGGTCCTTGATCACCCGCTCGTACAGCTTACGGATCCACTGGCCGACCGTTACGCTGCCGTTCTTCATGGCCTGGTAATAAGCCAGGACATAATTCACGTTGTCACATTCCGGAGCGGAACTGGCTGATTTCGTCGTCGCCATTGTCTTCCTCCGGCGGCAGCATCTCATTCAGCTGCCGGATGATCGCCTGGTAGTTTTTATCCAGCTTGATGAACAGATTGGCCTCCGGCCTCTCCCTGGTGTAGGGATCGATCTTGTCAGAGTTGGTATACAGCTCCGTCAGCCCGTTTTTTCGGATGTCGGAATTCAGTTTGTCCAGCTGCACCCGGAGGCGGGCCGCCTGGGCGATCAAACCCTCCGCCAGCTGCTTCTGCTTGGGCTGAAGATTCGCATACACCGTCTGGAGCCGTTCAGTCTCCGCTTTTTCCGTCGTCATGGTCCGTCTCACCTCCGATCGCCAGGAAAACAAACCGTTTCCCGCCCGCAAAATTGCGTTTTTCACACAAAAAAACCGCCTTTTCAGCGGTTGTTTTTGCATGTTCCAAAAAATCCCTACATCTCCCGCCCCCGCTTAGGGGGTGGGGGTTTTTACGCGCGGGGGCCTATACGCCCCCGCGGAGCCGTTCTTCGCTG